ACAATCATTTTCCGCGGATGCCCTACCCACCGCCCCCCTTCGACCCCCGCCCCATAATATACCCATACATAGCCACACAGACACGTCGGGGGGTATGGGGGAGAATAGAAGTCAAGTATCCTCCCCGTACACCGGTCACACAGATACCGCGCGGGGTATGGGGGTGGCGAAGGGTCAATACTCCACTGCGCAAAACGAATTGGGAGTCGCCCCGCAAAACGGAAATACATATCGTAGTCGGCCTATGGCGGGGGTGGGGGAAATGACCTATGGGGGGTTGACAGAGGGGAAAGGGGAATCGACAGAGGGGAAAGGGGAGTTGACCAGTGGGAAAGGTGAGTTGACCTATGGCGGGGGGAAGAAAGAATGCAAGATGGGGGCTGGCGGGTGGGAGATAACGGGCGCAAAGACGAAGAAATACATAAAGATACGGGACAAAGTTCAAGTGTTGGATGCGAACAATCACTACCGGAACCACTTCTTGGGGGATGGGAGGGTGAGGCAGCCGTGGTTTATAGGGATTTACCACCGGCCCCCGCTAACGGGGGTGGATGACTATGACGACGAATACACTTATGACGACTACTGGTATTAACAGGTTATCCACAGGTTGTCAACAGACTTATCAACAAGTTATCAACAGGGTTATCAACCGGAGTCTATAAACAGTCGGCGGTCGGAGATGGGAGCGGGGAGATGGGAGCGGGGAGATGGGAGGCGGGACTTGCGCCGCCTTGCGCGGGGGAGTCTTGCGCGGGAATTGTACCCGTTCGCGCGTTGAATTGCGCGGGGACAGAAACCGAGTTACGGGGTGGCTGGTTTGCGTTCGTATCCAGCTTTCAGTACCAATCACCCATTACCAATCACCCATCACCCATCACCGATAACCCTCTCTTCGGACGTTGGTCGGGGTCCGGGGTCCGGGGGCCGGGGGTCGGCTCGCGCATTCTTACATGTTTTACTTACTTGTGCCCGACTCAGCTTCGCTTCCTCGGATGGGGGCTGGGGGCCGGGGGCTGGCTCGACAACGCTATTTAAACCCAAGGACAATTATCCATCAGCCATTAGTACTACGCCCCTACCCATTAACCCTTTGGCATGACCATTGCAATAAAGATAAGAAAAGGGGGTATGGGGGGAAGGAGAAGGGAGAGGGAAAAGGGGATATGGGTAGTGGGATATGGGAGAGGGGAGATTATTCATGGGTACTGGGAGATGGATGGATTGTTCAGGGGAGGTGGCTAATGGGAGATGGGAGATTGTTCATGGGAGATGGGAGAGTGGCACTGGGAGATGGGAGATGGGAGATTGTTCATGGGAGGGGGAGGCATAAGATAATTACAGTGGGGACGAAAAAAGTTCTTGACAACGGGTTTTAAGTGTGATTTGATGGGACAAAATGATTGGAGGGGTCATGGATACGGGAACAGAGAAGGAAGCAGAAAAGGTTGAGATTATTGAGGTTTGTGAGACCGTCGGCCTAACCCGTTACGCAGTCGCCCTTGCTGTCGCCGAAGGACTACAGGCGAATAAAGTGAAGGTGCAGATGAAGCCTGATGGTACTTGGTCCGTATCCCCGAAGTTCACCGACCATCAGACGAGATTGACAGCGGCCAACTTGGGGGCGTCCATCTTGGGTATGAAAGCTGCGGAGCGAATCGAACACGATGTCGAGGGCTCCATGTCATTCGTGGTGGCGACAGAGATAAGCAAACCAAAGAATAGCGGGAGGTAGTCTTAATGCCCCGACCGGAGACTTACACTGCCTTGCCGACGATGAGAGAGTTCCACGAATGCCCCGCGAAGTATCGGTGCATAGTGGGCCCGGTCGGTAGTGGCAAATCTTCCGCTGCTGTGGTCGAGATATGTGCGTTTCTTCCGAAGTTCCTGTTTGACGAGTACCAGATTAAGCGGACGCGGTGGGTGGTTGTCCGAAATACTTACCGAGAGTTGATGGACACCACAGTCAAAACAATCATGGACCCTGAATCAGGCTGGTTCCCCGGTGGGGATTACCACAAGAAAGAGGAGGTGTACACGATAAAATGGCGCGAGGGATTTGAAGCGGAGATAATGTTCCGAGCCTGCGACCGCGCAGACGACTTGAAGAAGTTTAAATCCCTCGAAATTACCGGCTTTCTCATCGACGAATCGATAGAAGTGCCGGAGGACATCAAAGACATGCTCAAGAACCGGGTCGGCAGATATCCACGCGGGTGCCCCGTGAAATTCGGTATCGAAATAACCAACCCCCCCGATGCCGAACACCCCACTTACTACAAATACAAGTGGAACATCAAACCTCCTGGCCCGGTTCCCTCCCAGAAACCCCTCGAAGACCATATCGGGTTCTGGCAACCCCCCGGCGAAAACCGCCAAAATCTTAACCCAACATACTACGAAGACTTAATCAAGGCGTATGCCCACAATCCTGAATGGATAAAACGCTACGTTGAGGGCAAGCCGGGGGTTTCTATAAAGGGTAAGCCCGTATTCAACAACTTTATCTATGACCTGCATGTTGCGAAGTCTCCCCTGGTATGGAGCAAGGGTCCCTTGTTCGCCGGGTGGGACAACACGGGCAACACGCCCGCTTGCGTGGTGGTTCAAATGCCGTCCCCCCGGATGGTACAAGTGTTACGCACCTACCACTCGGAGCGAATGGGCATAGTCGATTTTGCAAAGCTCGTCGTCGCAGACCGAAACACAACCTTCCCCAATGCCACTTGGACAGACTACGGCGACCCCGCAGGCTGGGCGCAATTCTCCAAATCCGGTGGTCAACTGACGAGCAATTCTCAACTGATGGAAGAAGAGGCGGGAGTAAAGCTCCTCCCGTCGGAGCAAAACTGGAGCGTACGGCGAGAGACGGTGGAAATGCAACTTGGCACGCTTGTTGCAGGGCAGCCCGGACTGTCGATAGACCCAAGCTGTATCCGCCTCATCAATGGTTTCATCGGGGGTTACTGTTATCCGCAGATAGGCACAACCGGTGTGTACAAAGACAAGCCTACTAAGAATCAGTATTCCCATATTCACGACGCGTTGCAGTACGTTATGGTGATGTTGGTAAGGCACGTCATACAGAAAACAAACAAACGAGGGGTATCCTTGGGGACGTTCGGCGACCGGACGAGAGCCTCCAAAGAGGAATCCTCCTTCGTAGCCTACGGAGGTTGACATGGCAGAATCTTTAACAGTAACAGTAGAGAAGAACCCTTTCATGGATGGGAGCATGGGAGGTAGCTTCGCGGTGATACTCGACTGGGTGTCCGCAGCAGGTGGAACCGTCTCCAAAGACATCGCATCCACCTATACCGCACAGAAGCCCTTTGGCGAGTATTTCGATGTCTCGAAGATATTGGGGACTTTGGTGTCTGTTGAGACTATCCCTGGAGCCGATGGGGATTTAACCACTGACCTTCCAAGTGCCAATTACAATATCGCCATCAAGGATAAGTATGGACTTGATGTTACGGGAGGGCACCTTACCCTGCGAAGTGGGACTGTAGCGGAGAAGATTGTCGCAGAGGACACCATCATCATCGATAGCGAGCTCAAACTTGTCATTGACTCCGCTGGGGATAGTAACCAGGGAAGGATTGTCATGGAGTTCGAGGAAATAGCAGGAAACATTAGAGGATGATGTCATGCCTAAGCCACGAAAAGGAGAAGAGAAGCAAGCCTACATTCAAAGAGCGATTCGTACAATCATGCACGAGGAGCCCGGTAAAGATATCAATGCCGCGATTGGTAAGGCTTACGGTATGTGGAGAACCTATAGCAAGAAAAGGGGGAAAGCGTGATGGGATGGGGAGATGGATGGGAGCCCATAAAGGGCATACAGCAGATATTAGTGGCACCCGCCGCGCCTTCCACGACTGGGAAGGCTACGCAGTTTAGCCTTGCAGCGGCAGGGTCACTTACCGGAATTGCTCAACCGGACTTCGCCCGCAATCTTGTGTACTCGTTTTCCGCAGCGGTTACATCTTGCACTATCGTCGCCACAGGATTGAATGCCGCCGGATACCCCGCCACGGAAGTGATGACAGGTAACGACGACCAGACTGGAAATGTCGCGTTCTCACAAGTCACTTCCATCGCAGTGACAGCGGTCGCGGGTGGGTCGGGGAAGACACTTGATATTGGGCATGGGAAGAAGATGGGGCTTACTACTCCGATAGCACAGTCCAGTGATATTTACAAGGTTACGATAGACGGGGTTGATTCTCCGGTGGCCTCACAGACAATAAGTGCGGCGTATGGTACTATTACGTTCGCAGCGGACCCTGACGGGACCAAGAGATTTGAAGTGTATCAGAAAGGAGACTGATATGAGCTACAGTGCAGTTGTTTTGGTTGTTCTGCTTTGTTCATCGGTATCGTTTCTTGCCGGATTGTTGATTTACCGGAACAACAGAATACGGCTGGAAGGGCAGGCTGACGAGTTAAAGAAGAAAATCAGAGAGTTAGAAGCGGCTTTGAAAGGTTGACAATAAATGGTGGATTTATTGCTCGGTGGAAGTCCTTGCCAAGGATTCAGTTTTGCGGGTAAACAAGCGGGTTTTGCTGATTCGAGAAGTGGGCTGTTTTTTGATTATGTCAAAGCATTGAAAATCTTAAAGCCGAAGTATTTCCTCTTTGAAAATGTGAAGATGAAAAAGGAATATCAGCGTGTAATCACACAACAATTAGGTGTAGAGCCTGTGGAAATCAATTCGGCGTTATTGTCAGCGCAGAATAGGCGTAGGCTGTACTGGACAAACATATCAAACATAGAACAGCCTGACGATAAAGGGATTAGATTGAAAGATATAGTGCTTGATGACGTTCTTCTAAAGACAGATTTGATTCTTAGCGATAAAGCTATTAAATTCATGGATAGACCTGTCAAGGGTGGGAGGACACACTGGGACTTCATGTACCACTCCGATATAAGGCGACCTAAAAGTTCGGCAGTGATAGCAAATTTCAGCAAAGGCAGCCCGTTCAATGTTCTCATAGATTTGGACTGTGTAAGGAAGTTCCACCCTATCGAATGTGAGAGACTACAAACATTACCGGATAACTACACCTTGGGGATAAGTGCTACACAAAGATACAAGACAGTTGGTAATGGATGGACGGTTGATGTTGTGGCGCATATACTTTCTTTCATCCCCGAAACTTACTTACATACTGTTGTCAGCTTATTTGACGGTATATCATGTGGTCAGGTTGCTCTCGAAAGGGCTGGAAAGATATGTGAACAGTACTATGCAGCAGAAATAGACAAATATGCTGTACAGATTACAAAAAAGAATTATCCGCATACTATAAACTTTGGTGATGTGACTAAAATTGATTGGGATATGTTCCTTCGGAGAGGTACAAGAGTAAATGAGTATCAGCTTTGCTAATGTTGACATTGGAAGTGTTTTCGACGGGCTCGGCCAGTTTGCGAAGGACCTGCGAGCGGCCATCACCGGCAAGGAGCCGATTTCAGCCGACAAAGCTGCCGAGATAGCCCTCAAGGTGCAGGAGCTTGAGACAACGTTAGAACAGGCACGAATGAATGTCATGCTGGCCGAGGCGAGCTCAAGCGACAAGTGGACATCCCGTGCGCGACCGATGTACATGTACATCTTCTATCTGATTGTTGTATCGCTCGGCGTGTTGGCACCGTTTGTGGGAATCTTCTTTCCGGCGCAGATGAAAATCTTCTTTGATAACGTAGCGTTAGGATTCCGTGCGATTCCCGATATAGCTTGGGAAGTCTTCTGTATCGGCTACCTTGGGTACGCTGGTGCGAGGACATTTGAGAAGTCAAAAGGTGTTACGAAGTAGAGGAGGAGAGGCAATGACGATGGAGGAGATTAAGCAGGCTTGGGGAGAGTACAAGAAGACCAAAGTTCTCGCAGTGCTCTCCGGCGGCAAGTGGACGTACACAGTGATGGAACCGGGAAAATCAACAGGTAGGATAGAGGGGACACGAGCAGAGATGCGAGACGCTCGGATGGTGTATGAGTTCCCTGAGTTTCTGGAGAAGATATGGAAGAGATAATATCCTCAAACGCAGAAGACCTTGAAATCGCTGGCGTAACCACTCCGACCGCCCCCACTACCAATCCGGGGAATGGGGACTTTGAGCCCCTCGCCACGTATTGTTTCGACCTTTACAAGCAATTTGGCGGTGGCCGGAATGCCACGATGTCGGAGTACCGGAAGGCCAAACTTGAGGAAATCAAGGAGGCACAGAAGGTTTACGACCAACTCTCCACCCCGAAGAGTTTCCCGTGGGATGGGTGCTCGAATATCGTCCTCCCGCTCACGATGATTACCATCGATAATCTTGAGCCCCGACTTGTGGCCGGATTATCTGGGGCTGACCCTCCGGTCACGTTCGAGATGGTCGGGGCGTCTGACACGAACGACATTATGAGTGTTATTCAGGAGTGGTGGAATCAGGAACTGAAGAACGTCATCGGACTGGATAAGCTCACGATGAGCATTGTGCATACCCTGCTCATCGAGGGAACGGTGTTTGTATATCCCCGCTATATTCTGGAGAAGGGCACGCTGGCCGACTTCCAGTTCGACGAGAAGACCGGTGAAGTGGTGATAGGCGAGGATGGAATGCCCGTGGTGAATGAAACCGAGGCGACCCTATTCGAGGGTGGTCGGGCCGAGATGATTCCATTCAACAAAGTGTATTGTGCCGATGATTTGGGCACGGCGGAAGAGTGGGAAGCAGCGGATAAGATAGTGGAGGTTGAATATACATACGCCGACCTCATGAGACGGAATGGGAACAATGGCTGGCACAACATCGGCCCGTGGCTGATTCCTGAGAAGAAGAAACGCAAGAGACAGCGGGATGAAGTAAGCCCCACACAGGAGGTTGCCGGTGTTGAGATTACCGGCAAAGAAGTTGTCGAATGTCTCGAATGCCATATCTCCTTCCCCATCGGACAGGACCTCAAGCTCCCGGAGGACCAACAGACAGACTTCCGGGAAGAGTATATCGTGGTCACGCTCACCAAATCCTCCAAGACCATCATCAATCTTCGCCGGAGAGTTGACCTCTACATGGCGAATCGGTCAATTCTCAAGAGAATCAGGATGTTCCCAGAGCCCAAGAGGTCATTCGGGACGGGTATGTATGGGAAGATGAAGGCCGTTCAAGAGGGGTCGAGCGACATTTTCAACCGCATGATAGACGCAGCGTTGGTCATTCTCATCCCCTGGTTCTTCTTTGATGAGCGGTCGGGAATGTCCGGGCAGATTGACCTCTACCCCGGCAAGGGTGTCGAAGTTGCGAGCGTCGAGGGAATCAAGTTCCCGACATTCAATATCAACGCTGCCCATTACCTGACCTTCCTACAATTCCTTGTGACGCTATGGGAGAGAATCGGGTCGGTCGGCGATTGGCAGATTGGCGTACCCAGTCAGCCGGGCGGACGCCGGACGAAAGCGGAGGTTATGAGCGTCCTGCAAGAAGGGGCCATCAAACATAACTATCAGGCCCGTACCACGAAAGATGAGTATCTGGCCGTGATTGAATCACTATACGACCTCTACTACCAGTACATGCCCGCCGGGAAAACCATAATGGTGAAGGGGCAGGAGACCACGATGCCTCGGAGGGAGATGCGACGGGGTTACAAGTTCACGCTCCGCGGGTCAACAGACCTGGCAAGTAAGGCTGCCGTGAGGAATGATGCCATGCAGCTTTGGCAGATTGCCTCCAAAGACCCGTTGTTCAACCCCATCCCCGTGCGGGAAGAGTTGTTGAAGTCCTTCGGCAAGCATGAATGGG